GCATATCAAACATAACAGAAACACAATACAATCAAATTATAAGTTTTTTAGAAATTAAAGATTTTAAAACTTCTTTGTCTAGAAAGTTTAATGATTTAGGTTGTTTTTATAACTTCTACAATAGGCCTTTATTACAAAATAATAGCTTGGTAAACCACTGGATTCAATCGTCAGTTGCTGATTATTGTTGTTTGGCGTTTGGAAAGTTTGTTAAAGAAAATTCTGATGTTATTCCTCATGCAATTATACATGACGCGATGATATTTTCATATCCAAAGAATAAGAAAATAGATGTTAAATTCTTATCTGACGATATAAGTAATTTTAAGATACCTGTTAGAATTAAAAGACTATTTTAGGAGAAAATAAATGAATTTAAATGTAGGGACAGATCAACCTTATTTTCCAGGAAACAAAACGAGAAGACACATAGGGAATTCAGGTCAATTTATAAATAATGCAGATTCAGAAATTTCTAGAAGAATGCAAGTTGTTAATGAAGAAGATGTTGAAGAAGATGAAGAGGTTGACGAAGCAATAACAATGGCAGGAGGAAACATTTCTGGCATTATTACACCTATAGGAAAAGAAAAACATGGAAGGTATAAAAAGAAGAAAAATGAATTAAGTGAAAAACTAATTCGAAGGCTGATTAAAGAATCTATAAAAGAAATATTATTTAAATAATTTTTTGTAACATACACGCACACAAAGTATAATTGCTAAGCAATTAAAAATTAAAAATTAAATATTGCACATTAAACATTAAAACGGAGATAAATCATGGCTATTGATTTTGAAGCAATCAAGCGCAAGCTAGAACGACTTAGCGGAAACACTAAATCACAAAACGTAATGTGGAAACCACAACCAGATGAAGAATATAACGTTCGTCTAATGAGTTTTCCCGATAATGACGGTCAACCTTTTAAAGAGTTGATGTTTTATTATAACATTCCTGGTCAACGAGGCCTTCTTGCACCATCACAGTTTGGTGAACGAGATCCAGTTCAAGAATTGATTAATAAACTTCGTGATGAAGGTACAAAAGAAAGCTATGAAATGGCTAAAAAATTGTACCCTAAAATGCGTGTTTATGCAGCAGTCGTTGTAAGAGGTGAAGAAGACAAAGGAGTACAATTGTGGGGGTTTGGAAAGCTTGTTTATCAAAAACTTCTCGGTATTATGCTTGATGAAGATTATGGCGACATCACAGATCCTAAGACAGGTCGTGACATTAAAGTAATCTGTTCAAAACCACCTGGTCAACAATGGGCAAAAACAGAAATTCTTCCTCGTGGGCGATCAACAAAACTTTCTGATGATACAAAGCAGGCAAAAGAATGGATGACAAATATTCCTGATATTAAAGGAATATTCAAGACAAAGTCTTACGATGAACTTAGTAAAATTGTAAATGACTGGCTTAATGGTGACAATGAAGATGACGAAGGAACTGAAAAGTTTGGATCGTCAAAAGATGATGACACACCAAAATCAGGTGGTGGAGGCGGAAAGTCTTATAATGACCTAGATGATGCATTTGCTGATTTGATGTCATAGTATAAAATAAAAACATTTAGTTTTGATGAACTTCGCATATGCGAAGTTCATTTTTGTTTTTGATCGTATAATTATCTATAAAATAATACCGCATAGAGGTAATAATGAAACAATCAAAAGTTAGTTTAGCTAGAAAAATAATTAAAGAAAATCGATCAAATACAGAGTTTTTTTTACAAAACTGGGCCTCAGAAGAAGAATTAAAAGAAATCATTTCTTTAATGAATGAAAACAAAGAATTAATCTTGGAATTGGACAGATATATTGGAAGAAAGTTTACATCAAAAAAATATCTTAATGAAAACTCTGCAATTGTCAACGCAGTAATTTCAGATTATAAAAATTACGGAACACAAAAGAAATTACTACATGAATCTTTTGCTTTAGATATGCTTTTTGGTTTAGGTCCTGCATTAGCAGATTTTATAGCAGGTCTTATCGCAGCAGGAACATTAGGCGGTGGTACACCTGTTGCTGCAGCTGTTGCAACAGCAGGTCGTGCTTTAGGTGTCATGGGAATGCTTTATTACGCAATTAAAGCAAATAACGCTTTTGATGCAGGAAACGATATTGATGGTTATTGTCATTGCTTAGGTTTTATTTTCAGCGCTGCTGCAGCAGGAGTTCCCGGATTTGGTTCTGTTGCAGGGGCTATAGGAAAAGCGTTTATGCTGGCACTTAAAGCAATTTTCTATCCTTTGACGCTTGTATGGCGAGGATCCAAAGGTTTAGGAATACTTTTTAAAGCACTTAAGCCTGGCCAAGTCTTAGATGATGCAGCAAAAACAAAAGCAATGACAAAGACAGGAGAAGAAGCAATTGAAAAACTACCGGCCGGCTCGGAAAACATTGTTGAAGACGGTGCAAAAGGTGCAAAAGCTGCAATTGAAACTTTAGAAGAAGTATTAGAGGTTATTAAAAATTGGCCTGTTATAGGTAACTATGCTCAAAAAGGTTTGGAAGCTGTGCAAAAATTAAGACCAATGATGGAAAAAGCAACTAAATTCACAGAAACTGTGACAAAAGCTACTGCGCAAGGAAAAGCCGGCAATTTAACGCCTACACAAACAGGTACTGTGATTGCATCAGCAGGGGCAGGAGACGACGCAGTAAGAGCAACAATGCAAGAACTGGTTGAAAGAGAATTAGTAGATAATGGCACGCCGGCTGCACAAGCTTTGAGGGAAACATTTAACAGCATTGGTCATAATACAGTGGAAGCCGGCTTTGCAACAAGAGCTGTGCTAGCGCGAGGAGCAAATAAACCTTTAGCAACCCTAACAATGACAGGAGAAAAACAATTTGTAGACGGAGTTACGGATTTAAAGTATCTCTCAGACAATTTTGGCACAAAGGCCTATTCTAAGTTTTTTAAAGGAAAAAATTCTCCTTTCAAAGAATTTACTAAGGAAATAATTGAAAAAGATGTTTCAATATTAACACCTAAAACTGCTGAAATTTTTACTAATTTATCTGACGAAATGGGAAGTTTATTTTTTCAATCTGCAGATGATTTACTTAAAGCAGCATCACAAAGTGTAGATGATATTGTTAGGAATATGGATGATGCTGCAAAAATAATAAAAGATTTAAACTTTTCAGTTCCTGTTGTTAATGCTAACATTATGAAAAAATTAGGTCTAGAAGGTGTTGCAAGCATTGAATCGATTGCAATTCAATCTTTTGATGATGTATCAGGAAAATTTGTTTATAAAGTTATGACAGAGAAAGGTCCTAAAACAATCAAGGCGGGAGCAGGTCAAATGCAAAGATTGCTTAGTCCAACAAAAGCCATAGACGATCCAGCAGCATTAGTAAATTCTCCTATAGGAAAAATAACCCGGCTTCATGATGATATAGGCAAAAAAGTTTTTAGTTCTGTGGATGATAATGTAATTGAAGCATCTGCGCTTCCTATGGAGCAAAGACTTACATTTCAAGCAGCAATGGATGACATAGCAGCATCTGGCGATGATTTAGCCACTGAAACAGTTGAAGAAGTAACGGAGGCTTTAACAGCCAACAATGAAGAGTTAGTTAAATCGTGGTGGGGATACTTAACCAGTCAGCCATCAGCTGGTCAAAAATTCGTAGCAGCCTTAGGAGATAAAACTCCAAAAGGTTACACATACTTGTATGATTCACCTCTGTCAGCAGTGTTTTCAAGAACTGGCCATTTAGGTTTGGATGCAATGACAGCAACAAAAACAGACCGTATATATGAATCATTAAAAAGAAGAAATTTATCTTGTTTATATTGAATTAATTGAGTATAATACAATAAACAAAAAAAGGAGTTTATTGTATGCCAAGTGATGATTTTACTAAAGACTTAATTAAATCACTGAACAAAGAAAAAGGCGGCCGAGTCGCTTATAATTTAGCTGTTGATGACAGTCCAACGCATGTTAAACGTTGGATTAGTACTGGTAGTCAAATGCTAGATTATATTTGTGCGAATAAAAAAGGTGGAGGTCTACCTGAAGGTCGTATTGTAGAAATATTTGGACCTCCATCTATTGGTAAGTCTCATATTGCGACACAACTGGCTCGTTCAACTCAGCAAATGGGTGGAATTGTAGTTTATATCGACACAGAAAATGCAACATCTGTTGATAATCTTCGTGCGTTAGGTGTTGATGTTGCTTCTCGATTTGTTTATGTTGATACACACTGCACAGAAGAAGTACTTTCAATTGCAGAAAAAACAATTCTTAAAGCAAAAGCGCTTGATAAAGATGTTCCAGTTACAATTATTTGGGATTCAGTAGCAGCAACATCTCCTAAAGCAGAATTATTAGGTGATTATGACAAAGAAAGTATTGGGCTTCAAGCACGTGCTATTTCAAAAGGTATGCGTAAAATAACTGGCGTCATTGGGCAAACTAATTCATTATTAATTTGTCTTAATCAAATTAGAACAAAAGTTGGTGTTATGTATGGTGATCCTACAACAACACCAGGCGGGAAAGCAATTCCATTTCATAGTTCTATTAGAATCAAACTGGGTGCAGGCCAACCAATTAAAGACGGAGACGATGTAATCGGTATCAATGTTTCTGCAAAAACAATTAAAAATAAGGTTGCTCCACCGTTTAGAAGCGCTAATTTTCAAATTCATTTTGGAAAAGGAATTGTTGAACACGAAGAGTTATTTGATTTGTTAAGAAAGCACGGTGAAGAGATAATTAATAACAAATCAATTAAGGTCGCAGGTAGTGGGCAATGGAAGAATTTCCAAGTTGTTTGTTGTGAATCAGGCGAAGTGCTTATTGAGAAAAAATTTAGAAAAGCTGCTTTCAATGAAATAATGAAAGACCCAGATTACAAACCCTATCTCGATCAATTAATAGAAAAAGCAATGGTAAAAGTTATGACAACAACAGACGGCGTTGATATCGATGCAGAATCATTATCAGAACTAGAAGCATTGCAAGCGGAAATGTTTGATGGCGAATAATCGATGCCTTATTGTAGATGCCTATAATCTTTTTATTAGGCATTATGTAGCAAACCCAACAATGTCAAAAAATGGTGAACAAATCGGTGGCATTGTTGGGTTTTATAATAATCTAACAAAGCTAATTGACAAAACTAACGCAAAAGATGTTTATATTATTTGGGAAGGCGGCGGCTCTGTCAGAAAAAAGAACGTATATTCAGATTATAAGCGACAATCTCGACCGGTCAAGCTGAACAGGTATTATGATGATATACCTGACACGATGCAAAATAGAAACTATCAGATTAAAACGTTGATTAAATTTCTAGATAACTTTCCTGTGACGCAGTTATACGTAGAGGGATCAGAAGCTGATGATGTTATTGGATACCTATGTAAGTATCGATTTAAATCTAGGCCTAAGGTAATCCTTTCTTCTGATCATGATTATTATCAATTGCTTGATAAGCTAACAATAATATATTCACCTACACTTAAATCTTTTGTTAATGAAAAGTTTGTAATTGATAAGTTTGGCATACATCCAAGTAATTTTGCATTAGCTAAAGCAATTGTAGGCGACAATTCAGACAATATTCCTGGCGTCCCAGGCGCAGGATTTAAAACTTTAGTAAAAGAATATGGACACCTATTTCAAAGTCCTAACTTTGATTCAAATCGTTGTCAGCTCTTTATTGAAAATTCTACTAAGATAGAAAATTCTAAAAAGAAAATATATCGCTCAATTAAAGAAAATGAAGATATGATTGAAAGAAATTTTAAAGTTATTAATCTTGATGTTGATAACCTTGCACATTACCAAATAAACAAACTTGAACAAAAACTTGAAAACCACAAAAAAGCATATAATAATATAAACATACACAAACTACTAAATGAAAATGCAATTAATAGCATCGACGTTTATAATACAAAAATAATCTACACTAGACTACTGAGGTGCTAATGAACATGTCCCCCGACCATGTTGAAAGTTACTTTTCTAAATACGGTCGACCGTTTCAAGAAAAGATATTCCAAGCTATGTTGTCTGACCATACGTGGGCAGCACAAATGATCGAAGTAATGACTCCTGAGTATTTTGAATTAAAATACTTGACCTATCTTTGCGATCGACATTTTGGTTTTTATCATAAATACAAAAACTTTCCAACGCTTCAACTTCTTGTTTCAATTATACGTGATGAATTATCAGCAGGTGACGATGTTATACTACGCGAGCAAGTAATTGAGTTTCTTTCTCGTGTTAAAAATCAAGGTAACGAAGGAGACCTTGAGTATGTTAAAGAAAAAACATTAGACTTTTGCAAAAAGCAGGTTTTAAAACAAGCTTTAGAAGACTGCGTACAAGCGATAACGGCAGAAAATTATGAGTCGGTTTTGAGTATCATGAAAGACGCTGTTTCAAAAGGTACACCATCTACAATTGGTCATGATTTCTTTGAAGATTATGAAGCACGCTTTACACGCTTAACTCGAGTATGTTGTCCAACAGGCTTGGACCCTTTGGATAAAAAAGAAGTCCTAAATGGTGGTCTTGCTCGAGGTGAAATAGGAGTTATTACTGCACCTACAGGAGTTGGTAAATCTCATTGGCTTGTTCATTGCGGCGCTGAAGCACTTAAGCGCGGAAAGAATGTTTTACATTATACTTTTGAGTTAACAGAAACTGCTGTAGGTGTTCGATACGACTCTCATCTTTGTGGTATAAACTCAACTGATGTAATTGACAAAAAAGACGAAATTTTGAGTAGGTATGAAGGAAACGACTATGGTCGTCTAATAATTAAAGAATACCCGACTGGATCAGCCAGTATCATCACAATTAAGAATCACTTGGAGAAGTTGGCAATGAGAGATTTCAAACCTGGATTAATCGTAATCGATTATGCAGATATTATGAGATCAACACGCCAATATGATTCTTTGCGTCATGAACTTAAGTTGATTTACGAGGAATTAAGAAACTTAGCGATGGAATTAAAAATACCAATTTGGACAGCATCGCAAGCTAATAGAGAAGCCTCTGATAAAGAAGTTGTAGGTCTTGGCAATATGTCTGAAGCATATGGAAAAGCTATGGTTGCCGACGTTGTTCTTTCAATATCACGCAAACAATTAGAAAAAGCAACAGGAGCCGCACGCCTGTTTGTAGCAAAAAATCGAGCGGGTCAAGACGGAGTTTTATTCCCAATCAGAATTGATACAGCAAGAAGTCATTTTGAAATAATTGACGATCCTAATTCACTTTCAGTATTGGACATGGTAGAATCCGCAAACACAGGCACCAAAGACATGCTTAAGTCTAAGTGGAAAGAAATAACA